GCAGCGCGTGCAGTGACAGGATGTGATGGGGCAATTAGAGTGTGTGTAAATGCATTCAAATCTGCCTATGACTTCTTTGAGGAGAAAGTAACTGGAGTGTCGCCAAGTATGCGAGATTTGGTGAATGCTGATGATACGCTTTCTCCTTGGATTGCAAGAGTTTATGCTCTGCATGATGTTTTCAAGCAGACAGGGCATTTGACTGAGGAATCCCAAAGAGCAGAAAGTAATGAGTTGATGGAGATTGGACGAAAGTTCAAGAGAGATCTCTCATTGCTGCGGTTGCCACCTACTCTGTGGAATACTTTCTTGGAAGTATATATGAAAGCAGAGAAAATGGATAATTATCGGGCTCAGTCTGAATTCTTGGATGCTCCTCGTGTACCACCTCTTGTTGTTTGGTTGTATGGTGATACCAGTGTTGGCAAATCAACGCTCGTGAATTTCTTGAGTATTGATTTGTTGACAAAGAGTGGACAGTGTAAGGATCCTGATACAGTCTATAAACACATTTTTTGCAGAAATGTGGATACAGACTTTTGGGATGGTTATACACCAAATCACAAAGTTGTGGTATATGATGACTTCTCTTCCAAAATTCCTGGAAATGATAAGTGTTCGCAGGTTAGTGAAATAATTCAGTGTGCGAACATAATGCCATTTCCATTGCATGTTGCGGAATTGGAGGAAAAGAAGAGTGCTCGGTTCAAGTCTGAACTTGTGTTGATCACATCAAATTTGAAGGAGCCAGACATGCGTGAGATGAACTGCCCTGATGCTATTCGTAGAAGAAGGGATTTTGTCGTGCGCGTGAAGGTTAAACCTGAATTTTTGAAAATGACACACAAGTATGGAACTGGACCACCACCAACTGCAGTTTTGGACAGGCAGAAGGTACAACGAGTGTTTGGAACTGAGAAGTTGTTATATACAGAAGTATATGAATTTCAGCTTGAGAATAACATGAATAATGAGGTTATCTCTCAGTGGATGCCATATGAAGCTCTTCTGGATATTCTCCTAGCCTCTTACTGTGAGAACATTAAGAGGGGAGGAAAGTATATAGAAGAGATGAAGGCACGAGCGAGAGCAAACCTCACTGCTGAAATGGGTGATGAGCCATTACCAACGATGTGGACATCTATGGAGCGAGTGAGAGTGGAGAGACAACTTGTGGAAAGATTTCAGAAATCTTTTACTAGAATTCAAGCTTTGAATTTTCTAAATTCAATTGATGAGCTTTTGCTGAGTGAACCTGAAAATCCTGCCAGATTGTTGAAGATGAAAGGAATTGTCTTCAGTGCTCTGGCGAATTCAGATGGTTTACCCAGTGAAGCTCTCAGCTTGGAATGTCCTCAATGTAAGAACGTGAGTTTTTTCACTCGTTGGAAGCATAGATATGCGCATTGGCGTAGTGGTTCTGTGTGTCCACATCAAACGTTGACTACACCTGAAATATTTTGTCAGGAGTTGCAGAGCTATGTCCCAAAGTTCTTGAGCACCATCAAACGCAATGCAGTTTCAATTGCATTGGGCTCGGTAGTGTCTGTGCTTACGATATGGCTTTTGGCGACTAGAGGAAAGAAGGTGGAAACACCAATTGACAAAATAGTTCAGGCTCAATCAATGTATGAGGTGGCTCCACGGTCAGTAAAAGTAGTTGCAAAGAAGTTGCAAGTGCGTAGCCAAAGAGGAAGCATTCGATCTGAGTATGGAAAGAATGTTGAAGATGCATTGAGCAAGTTGTTGAAGAAAAATCAATTTCTTGTGACATGTCCACGAACGATGAAGTCCGTGAATGCACTTTTTCTTGTTGGGAAGTACTGCATAATGCCTTTGCACTTTCTTGAACATTTGAATGATGGTGAAAACATCGTTTTGATGAACAAGAATGTTGGAAAGTTTCAGGAGCAGTATTCCAGAGAAAATGTGTGTGTTATGGAAGAATCGGACGTGGCCTTGTACGAATTGTCAGCAAAGCTTTTGCCAAGTCGACCTGACATTCGTACATTGTTTGTGGGAGAACATGAACTTGCCAAGACTAGAAGAGGGGAGTTTGTCCTTCAGCATATAGGAATGGATGTGACGCACATTCAAGCTCGAGGTATGGCTCTTGAGGAAATTTTTGATCAAGAATCAGAACCTTTGGTGTACAAGGTTCCGGGGGGAGCTAAGGATATCAAGCTTGTGCGTGGACATGTTTATTTTGCATGCACCAAAGAAGGACAATGTGGTTCTCCTGTTGTTTGTATTGGTGAGGGATTGCACGGATGTATTGTTGGGATACATGTTGCGGGTACTCATGGAGGAAACGACATGGGTTTTTCTGCATTGGTGACGCGTGAATTAGTTGATGAACTGATGAGTGTGGCAAATCCAATAGCAGGACCAGAAACAACTCTACCTCTGAGTGAAATTGCGACTCCACGTTGTGAGATGGGTGAAGTACCGTATGAGCATGTGGGAGTTTTGGATCAGAGATGGATGATGACTGGCATGGTTAAAACTATGTTAAGAGAGTCTCCAATTCATGATATGGTCCAAACTCACATAACTGCTCCTGCAAGGCTTCGTCCATTTACCAAAGATGGGAAGAAGATTTCACCAATGATTGAAGGACTGTCGGGAGCATTTGATAACAATGCGTTGATGGACACCAAATTATTGGACAGTTGCATTGAAGATGTGGCTGAAATGATAGCAAGAGCTACTTTTGCAGATGATTTTTCAGTTCTTGGTGAAAGTGAGGCAGTCAATGGGATAATTGGAGAGGATTATGTTGATGCTATCAACATGGGATCTTCTCCAGGTTTTCCATTGACGAAGCTTTCACCAGGTTCTGGAAAGAGACATCTGTTTGAGGGTGAGCTACCAAATGCAACCATTGGAAATGGTGATTTGAGAAAAGAACTAGATAAGATGGATGCAAGTCTGGCAAAGAAAGAGATTCCAGAAGTGTATTTTGTTTGCACTTTGAAAGATGAGAGAAGATCATTGGAGAAAGTTGCTGATGGTAAGACTCGGGTCTTTGCTGCTTCAAATGTTGCACACGTTATTCGTTTTCGACAGTATTTCTTGAGGTTTGCTGCTGCTTACATGAAGCGAAGAGCTGATTGTGAGCATGCAATTGGAATTGATGTGTACTCAAGAGAATGGGAGATGTTGCTGCAACAAATGAAAGTGAAAGGCTCAAAGTGGATGGCATTGGATTTCAAGGCTTTTGACAAGAGTATCACTAGTCAGATGATGTGGGCTGTCTTCAGTGTGATCAAGCGCTCTTTTGAGCTGAAAGGTGTGGCTGTTCCCGATGAGATGGAAATGCTGTTTGGGTGTGTGGCTGAACCAAGGTACATAATATACAATGATGTTTGGCAAATGAGCAGGACTCATCCTTCTGGAGAGCCAATGACTGCTGTCTTGAATTCAATTCTGGTATCTATCTTGTATAGATATTGTTTTGTCAAGATTGCTTCATCGGTGGATCCTATGAAGGCGAGTCCTGAGCAATTGCGGCATTGTGTATCATTGTGTTCATATGGTGATGACAACATTGCAACGGTGCATCCATCTTGTTCGTGGTTCAATCAACAGGCTTTGACAGCTGCTATGAGAGAAATTGGAATGCAAATGACACCTGCACAGAAAAATACTGAGATGAAGATCTATGAAAAGTGTGATGAAGTTACATTTTTGCAACGTCATTGGCAATGGTCAGAGAAACATGGTGTACATGTTCCTTTGAGAAAAGTCAAGGATATTGTGGAAATGGTGAATTGGATTCGCACTGGGAATGATCCTCATGAACAAGTGTGTTTGAATGTGGATGATGCTTTGTATGAGTTGCATTTTCATGGCGTGAGTGTGTACAATATGTGGAGAGGCAAGTTTGAGACTGCATTGAATTTAATGGATATCAAGCATGTGACTCTATCGTATGGTGAGCAGTTGCGTTTGTGGAATGAGAGATACAGAGTGTAATGTGTATGAATGTGTTTCAGCTCATTGGGCTGTATGCAAACTCTTTCAGTTGTGAGAGGTGACACTGACATTAGCATTTGGCGAATGTTTAATGTAAATAGCCAGAGTGCAAGTGAGAGAGCCTGGGTTTATTGCTTGCATGTTTTCATAGATACAACAGGCTTCAATGTGACGTATGGCAGAAATAAATGAAAATGTTGATTTGGAGAAAGAGAATACCGTGTTGTTTGCTGATTCAACAAAGGTTGATAAAGTGAATGTTACCCCTCACCAGCTGAGTTTTAACGATTATGTTAAAAGTTGGTCGGAGAAGGGTGAAGGAACGAAAGAAGCATCACAAGATATTATCTCTATGTTATCTCGTCCAGGATTGGTTGCCAATTTTGAATGGGCTGAAACTGATGAGAATGATAAATTGTTGCGTGTGGTCGATATTCCAGAGATGATTATGAGTAGTAAGTTCAAGGCAGCAAAACTGAAATATTTCAAGTATTTTAGATCGGATTTCCGTTTGCGTGTCGTGATTAATGCTACTCGTTTCCATGCTGGAAGATTGTTGATTGTGTGGGCACCTGGGACTAAGTTGTGTTCGGTTGCAGGAAGGAATGAATTGGATATTGCTTCTCTATTGTGTTTTCCAAGCATTATAGTGGATCCAGCAACTAATCAATCAACTGAATTCACTATTCCGTTCATATCTCCATTTTTGTACTATCCGAATATTACTTATGGGGACGCTACTGCTGACTTGTGTCAATTTTTGACTCAGAATATGGGAGTTGTGAAAGTGTTTGTTCTCAACAAATTGTCGTCTGGTCAAACAACTACAACACCAGTTTCTATCTCTATATATGGGTGGTTTGAGAAGCCAGTTGTATCTGTTCCAATTTATGCCGAGATGGGTGTTGTGTCAGATGTAATTGATGGACTTGTTTCACCAATGACAGAGATTGTAACAACAGCTACTGATGCTGCATCTGGAGCTAGTCGCATGCTTCGTACTGTAGGGTTATCAAAACCAGACAATATAGGAGCAAATATGCGAGTAACGCCAGTCGTAGCAAGTTCATTAGCTTATGGAGTTGGATGTGACACCATTGAGAAATTGACAATAGACCCAAAGGCAAATTTGGAACCGTGCAATGAACTTTTTGGAACCAAGGATGATGAAATGGACATTGTTTATATAGGGAAGACGTGGGCACTGCTAGCAAGAGCTGAGTGGACAACAACTGCAAAGAGTGGAGATAAGATCTGGTCTGCTGATTTGTTTCCGCCACAGACAACAACTGCAGGGTGGATGTTACGAGCTTTCAAATACTGGTGTGGTAATGTGAGAGTAAGGATTCAAATTGTTGCAAATCAATTTGTGACTGGTAGAGTGATGGCTGTTTATATTCCTAGCGGAGTTGATTTGCCTGAGACTGCAATTTTGTCGGATTATTCTGACCAAATGTATAATCAGGTATACGATTTGACTGGAACATCAGAGTCGGAATTCACAATACCATTCAATGCTCCTTATCCCGTGTTGCCAACACCAGCGTTTGCAAGATCAGATACGTCTGATTATTGTGGAATTGACCACTATTCAATTGGTACAATTAGATTAGTGGTTGTAAATCCATTGAGAACAACGAAATCTACAGCAGAAAAAGTGTACATTAATATGTACATGTCTTTTGATGATGATTTGGAAGTTTATTGGCCTACATTAGTTGGAATTCATGGATCAGTGTATGCTTCCAATGTCTCATGGGACCAGATGGTCTTTACTGCAACGGAAGCAGATGCGGATGCTAAGAATCAATTTCCAACTCCAGCAGCACAAGCATTTACTCAATCTGGAGTCTTGTTTCAAGAATCAACAAGTGAACAAGACAAAGAAAGTGAATACGAAATGTTCCTGGATGCGGAAAATTTGGAGCTGGTGGCACAATCTGGTCGTTTGATGGCTGAAGGGGAAAAAGAAGAAGCGAAGATTGCTAATAAGAAACCCAAAGGAAAATCAGATGGACCAAAGCCAGTTGTGCAGAGTTCCAGGATTTCAACTAAACCAAATCCACTGTGGGTCTCTAGACGTGAAGCTGGATTCGCTGCAAAGTATAACTTTGGAGAGCGTGTGACCAATTTGAGGCAAGTGATCAAGAGATATTCAGTGGCTTACCATATGAAGGGTGATCTTTTGACTGCTGCATCTGTGCCCACTGATTCTTCTGCAACTTCAGTGTTGCCAACTGTAACTTTTGCATTGGGAGCTGCTCCTTTTGCAGATGCTACAATTTCATCTTCCACCTCAATAATTAGAACTAGTGAGGCACATCGTGTAGTTAGTTGCTGGACTTTTCTTTCATATTTTGGCTGTATCTATAGATTTCAGAGAGGTGGAGTGAGAATGAAGTTTCTGATGGGAACTCAACCGAATATGAGTGTGATTGCAGCTCCAGGTTACCCTCCGTCGATATCAGCGCAGGATAACGTGAAGAACAATCCATTCATACGAGGACCTACAGTGCTTAACTATCCTCTATTCCCCGTGTCTATAGGTGCAGGTGTGGATCGAAACAAGTATGCAATTAATGCTTTTTATGCTAGAAAGCTTTTGTCTTTTGTGACTGATGGCGCTATTGCTGCTTCTTGTGACATCAACCCTAATCTTGAAATGGAAATTCCTTACTACTCCCCATGGATGATGATTCCAACACCTGCTGGTGTTGTGTCTAATTCCAAGTTGGATCCCCCTGTGACTACCCCTCCAACCCCTGCTGCTGGTACTGCGACCAAAGCAACTCTAGCTGCTTTGAAAATGAACAGAACTGTGACTCTATATTTCCTTTTAGGAAAGATTGGATTACAGACTGCTTTACCTACTGCCACTTCAGCAATTTACTATAACCCAGCAGTCCCGAATATAACAATGTTCCAGGCTGCTGCTGATGACTTTCAATTTGGATTTCTGACTGGACCCCCTGTACTAATCACACAGGTTGTTGCTAATCCTGAATGAATTTGATAGAATTTGGATTTTTTGATTCTAATCCAAAAAAAAAAAAAAAAAAAA